GCTTGTGGGTCACTTACAGGATACATTCCTTGTAAGTTTTGTGGCTGGTCAGGGTTCCAACATTCTGTACATGCTAGTATATTCGTTTGTGTCGTTCTTACAAATAAACTTTTTAAAGTCTTTAACTTAAACTGAAATCCACAGACATCACAGTCTGCAATAGCGTTCTTATTAGTTGTAAACTTATTGCTCATTATTTACCTTTAAGATACTGTCTATCTTGGATAGCGCTTTTTGCGTCAGCTTTACCTTTGTCATATCCTTTTTTTAATTTACCCCTTCTTTTCTTAGTAGGCATTCTTTCCGTAACAGCGTTCATTGCTTTTATAATTGCTTTTCTAGGTTGTTTGGCTATACCTTCTTCTACTCCTTCAGCGTATCCTTGTACAAATGGTTTTCTTTTTTGGTTTGGCATTTTACTATCCTTAAACGTATGAACTTCTTGGTGAAATAGTTAGTGTTGCTTTTTCTCTATCTTCTGTAGATGCGAGTAGCCACTGCTCTTCATATTCTTGTTTTAACATTTGTATTCTTGGGCCAGCTTCCGGTATTTTTATAGACAAGTAATAAGCCAGTCCTGCAACTAAACAAGGTAAAAATCTAAATGGTATGTGTTGTGTGTTTATACCAGTACCCGCATCATCTAATCTTTTTAAAAACCAATAGACAAAAGTATAACTTGCGTCATTAGGAATAGGCCACATGGTAACTGTTGGAATTTCTGCTTGTCGATCAAGATATATTTGTATGGGTCTGCCCGTGTCATTCTTACTTGGGATAGATGCATAAGTAGGATTTGACACCCTAGTAATAGCTATGTCAGACTGAGTCGTTCCTGTCCCAGTTCTTATGACTTGGCTCATGAGGTCAATGGTAGTCGCGGGCAAATTGTAAGTGGCTGTACCTGCAACCAACGGTATAGACCCTGTTTCTACAGTCCATAAGTTGATTCCTCGGTTAGCCCATTCAATAGTTAATAAGTTTAAGCTACGAGTAGCTGTCCTTAAATCATATCCTGTTCTTAACTCTGCTCCGCATCTTTCAAATGCTTCTTCAACAAGCAAGTTTAAATCTAAATTAAAGTTATGTGTGTTTGTTGTAGCCATTATTATTTACCTTTAAGATATTGTCTATCTACAATTACCATTCCACCTTCTTTTAATCCTCTTTTTTTCTTAATATCATTATATCTATCTCTAGCAACGGATGGTGTAGATGTACCTTTATTACTTTTAGTTAACTCGTTTGCTGCTCCTCTAAATACGTCACTTAAAGACATGTTCGATAGGCCTTTAGTAGGTTTAGCGCTTGACATGCCTTTTTTAGGTTTAGCGCTTGCCATGCCTTTTTTAAATTTGTGATAGTTTTTGCCATCACCATATAAAGGTTTACCTTCTTCAGCTCTTCGTCTTGCGATCGCAGATTTCTTACTATTAGAAATTTTTCTAGGTTGCGGTGATTTAGACTTTCTATCTACTGTTCCGCCTTCTTTCATAAAGCCCATTTTTTCACGGACTGGAGTAGGTAATTTACCTAAGCTTTTTTTCTTATCTTTGGGTACTGCTTTTAGCATACCCCCAGCTTTTAAGCTATTTTTATGTCCGCGCATATTATTTTTTACAGCTTTAGACCCTTCAAATTCTTTTTTTCTTCTTTTATTATCGTCACTTAAAACATACCCTCCTGCTTTCTTTTTAGGAAAACCTTCCTGCATATTTTTATACGATTTAGAAGATATAGTAGATTCACTTTTAGATCGTGAAGTACCTGCTTTCTTCCTTGCATTTATATTTGCGTATAGTCCTTTACTTGCCATTATCTTCCCCTTCCTAAACCTCTGAGTGTTTTAGCAAACCTTGCTCTTTGTCCCATTTTACCAGGAGCTTTAGCAGCTTTGTTTAAAGTGTTAACCGGAATCTTTTTTCCTTTTGCAATGCCTAAAGATTTCTTAAGAGAGCCTGGTTTTTTAATTGCTTTCTTTATGTCCAGTCTTTTCTTTTTCTTTTTATCTTTTTTTACGGTCACGTTTAATCCTTTTTTTGTTAACTGTAGAGGGACGAGACAATACCTTGCTACAACATTTGCTTGGCATTATAATACCCATCCCTCTAGAAGCCCTCATTATTTACTTCTTTCTTTAGCTCTAGTTAAACCTCGGAGTGCAATTCCATCCATCTTACATTTTTTAACCATACCACCTTTTTTCATAGCTCTACCTCTAGCATCTGCCATTTTACCTGGCATGCCTCTAAATCTTCCAGTTGCCATAGCTCTGCCTTCCATATCTGCCATAGTTTTACCTCTAGCATTCATAGGAGCGCCACCCATGTTCATTTTCTTAACTTTACCACCCATGTTCATACCCATAGATTTACGAGCAGCATTCATTTGGTTTCTACCCATTTTTTCTTTTTCAGTAGGTGGTCTACCTATACCAACTGCTTTTTTAGCTCTATCTACCATAGACTTTTTAGCTTTTGGCTTATTAAAAGGGCTATCTGCGTTAGATTTATTTCCTGGTTCTGGATTTTTAAGATTAACCTGTCCCATGTTAGGACCTGTTTTTTGATCAGCTAAAGATTGAGGTTTAAATCCTTCTGAACCAGAAGCTCGTGTTCTACCACCTTTGTCTGTAGCTCGTGTAGATTTTTTATCTCTATTTCGTATAGTTTTATCAGTTAGTAATCCTGTTCCTCTATCAGCTTTTTTATTTTTAGGCGAAAATCTATCCCTGCCTTCTTGTCTTTTTTTTCTGTTAGCAGCTTTTCTATCTTTCTCCGCAGCAATTCTTTTGTTTTTATCTGTAGTAATTCTATTCACTACTTTTTTTCTAGCTTTAATTCTTTTTTCATCTTTAAGTTTTTGTTCAGCTTTTTTATTACTGTTAACTTCTTTTACTTTAGTTGAAAAATCTGCGTTTCTTTTATCTCTTATTTCATTGGCACTTGGTTTGTTTTTTCTTTTAGCAATTCTTTCAGCAGCCCGTTTCTCTATCTGTTTCATAGTTGCTTTTCTTTTAGCTAGTCTTTCTTCTTTAGTCATTTCTAATTCTCCTTAAACTATGCGACCGCGTGTGTGGCCTTGTTGAGCAATACCGTCTGCTCGTTTAGATGCATTACCGCGACCTTTAACAGTCCCGCCTTTTTTCATAGCCTTGCCTTTAGCTTTCATTTTAGCTGAAGAGCCACCGGTTCTTGCTAGCATACCGCCTGTTGCCATAGCACGACCACCTGCATCTTTTAGTTGAGCAGCTGTCATACCTTTGTTATCTTTAGCTAAAGCACGACCCATTTTATCAGCCATTCCTCCAGCTTTATAACCTTTGACTTTACCGCCTTTTTTCATACCGCCCATAGCAGCTTGTTTTTGTTGTGCAGCCATTGCCATTTGCATCCTAGGGTCCATTGCTACAGAGCCGTCTCGGTCATTCATAGCTCTACCACCCATGTTCATTTTCTTTACTGCTTTTTTCATGTCTTTCTCCTTAGTGAACTCTCGTCCGATTGATTGTTTAACACCTGCTTTCTTAGCAAACTCAGGGTTATTAGCCACCGCCTGCATAAACTTTTGTTGTTTCTTACTTGTTGCGGGCATCGTTAATTGCCTTTTTATGCTTTTTTGCCTTTCTGTTTGCTACCATTTTCTGAATAGTTTTAGTCTCATAGATTCTAATACCGGTCCAAAGAATAGTGAAGAGTGCAGCTAAGTGAGGGAGCCATGTTAATAAGGTTCCTACCGCTGTAAATATAGACGCAAAGTCTAATAAGTGTTTCGTCGAATCGTCCATGTTTAACATTTCCATCGTTTACGTGCTTGTCTAAGTCTAGAATTAGGGTCTTTAGCAGCTTTAGGAAATTTCTTAGCTTGTCCTGCCGATCTTGCACAAAATGACTTACGTCTCTTTGCATCTTTAGAACCTGCTTTTACTTTTCCTGTTACAGCTGTTTTAAGCTTACTACCTGGGTTTGCTTTCCGATAAGCTTTAACACCTTTCGTTGTCATCCCAGCTCCTGTCTTAGTCTTTCTAAAGTTACCTGACTTTACAGAAGTTTTTATCCCCATTCCTCGTTTTTTTACTGTTGCCACTATACACAATCTCCAAGTGCCTCAAACCAACGCCTAAGTTCTTCTAGGCGTTCCTGTTGTTCGGTTGGTTTGGGTTCTTCATTCATTTTTATCCACAGAATAGAGTGTAATCTGTTATGGCAGTAGCAACTACCACACCAAAGTCATCTTGTTGTTGACCTGTCAGAATACCTTGTCCGGGTAATGATAAGAATTGAGTTAGTGTAGCTCCTGCTGGTGTAGTGACATCTAGTACATTGTCAGCTATTCCAGGAGTAACTGTAGTTGGAGTTCCAGGATTAGTAGTCTGAGTGTGACGGTCTATTTTTAAACTTCCCGCTCCTGCACCACCTACTATATAAAAGCCTTTTACTCTACAACGAGGTAAAGCTAAACTTCCTGTTGTACCTACGCTTAGAGTTCCTGCTGCCGCACCACTAATTACAATACTGTCTATTCTTGAGTAGTAATA